CGCCCGCCATTTCCTCCATCTCTCCCTCTTCAGGGACAGCGGGGGCGTCGGGCATCAGCATCTCTTGGGCCTTGAGGATGGCCGCGATGCGCTTCATCTTGGACGATCGATCCCCGTCCGAGTCGAGCACCTCTTTCACCATCGCCGAAAAGTAGTCGCTCTCGTTCTCTTTCATCGGCTTGTCGGCGTACTCGCCCATCCCCTCAGCGGCAAGCACCTTCTCTTCGCCCGCCATCTCGGCGGCTTCTCGAATCGTCATACGCTTCCCCTCGCTCTCAAAAAGCCCCGCGTTTGTGGCAGGGGTCTGAACCAGATCCACGGAATAGACTTTGTCCACCGACTCCACCACGACGGATGCCCCATCCATCCGCACGGCTCCCTCTGCATGATGCGAGAGTCCGAGGCGATTGGGGTTCCTCTCTGCCGCCTCTGCCACAACGTCCGCCTGGGGGTGACTCTTGAGGTAGTGCAGGTCTCCATAGACACCGTCAGGCATCTGGCGGACATTGCGAATCCAACCGAAGGCATCTGAGACGGGACGATCCTTGCCCTCGCCCCGTGGATGGTCGATGTTGACCGGAGCCCCCTCATACAACTTCGCCGCTTGCTCCATCGCCCGGGCGCTGTACGTCCGCCCGTTTCGAGAAGTCGGCCCGAGAATCCGCACACCCTCGATCAGTCCCGAATCCCTGTCGATCCGGCTGGGGGCAATCGCTGTCTGTTCGCGGAGGCGTCGTTTCATGTCTCCCGATTATGGATGCGGGAGACGATCAAACAAGGGCAATCGGGGGCTTCGTACAAAAGACACGACCTGCGGCTAAATTTAGCCTAAGGTCGTCCGTTGCGTTTCGTGCCTGAAAACAAGGCTAGAATCGCTCGCGTGTTGCCTTGGGCTCAGCTTGCGTCTTCAGATAGCACCGGCAATTGGGGTGCGCCGGCGGTCCACCGTTCGCGATCACTTCATCCCGTGCCCGACTCCCGCCAGGTGCCAACGCATTCTCCAGCACCAACCCCCACAAGTCTGGCACCTTGTTGTGAAGCGGTCGACAGAGTGGGCAGACCCGATCGTCCTTCTCGGTGATCCACCGCGTGATCATGTTGAACCCTGCCCGCTCCAGTGGAATCCGTGCGGCATTCGTCCCGCGTGTCTGGGCCTGCGTGGTCAGGGTCGCAGCAGTCACCGCATCACGGTCTGGCCCGAGGGCTCGCGACAGCACCGCCTCAACGTCCGCCGCTGTGCCAGTCGCCAGCACTTCGCCCGAGGTCGTGACGATGTCCCGGGCTGTGCTGATCGACGATGCCGCCGAGTCTGCTGCCATTGCCCCGGCCTGTAGCAGTGCTTGCCGGTTGACCTCAAGGGCTGTCGAGTCGTCCACAGCACCGGGCAGCATCTCGGCGGCATGCTGTGCGAACGTCGCGAGAAACACCGCCAAGAGGATAAGCGTGAGTTCCTTCCGCCGCTCATCCTCCCATCGTGCCCAGTCGGCCGCAGACACACGCGACGGATCGGGCGGGTCTCCCAGCAACTCCCGCAGTTCCCTCCGCTGGCGTGCTGTCAGTCGCGACAGTCTCCGGGCGAAGTCCCGCTCCACTCCCATTCGGTCCGCGAGTTCGCTCACTGTTGCAGACCCTCCAAGATGGCCCGGGCTTCGGGCAGGGTGCTGACGCTCTCCAATGCCGCGACGATCGCCGCTTGCAGGGTGCCCGCGTTCTCGACCGACCCGCAGTCGCCGCAGTCGCACGACTCAGAGACATTGCCCACGATGCCCGCAGCCCATTGTGCCCCCGTGTCCCCGCCCCACCCCAGCCACGCGACATACCCTGCATCTCGCCACGGCTCTCCCTTGTGTTCTGGCGCTACCGCCTTGTTCTTCTCGTGACGCCCGAAGAATGACGCCATCCGGCCGACAGTCTCGCGGGAGAGTCGTTCCCCGCTGGCCAGTTGGCTGGCTCGAGTCCATCCGACCTGTGTCATCCCGGCCACCGCGTCCCCGTGCTTATCACGCCACTTCAGCACCCGGCGGGCATTGTTTCGGGCTGCTTCGGGGGGGCTGTAGCTGTCCTCGGCTTCCCTGACTGGCATGATCGACGGGGCCGGCGCTTGGGTCGGTCCCTCTTCCGCTCTGTTCTGCTGCTCCTGCTCCCAGTCCAGCCCCGCCTGAGTCGCAGCCGTGCGCTTGCTCAACAGGCCGTTGGTGATCTGGATGGCCTGCACGTTGGCCAACTCTTGCGGGTTGCGGCTGGCCACGCTGGGCATCTCCGTGTTGATGTCGATCAGTGCCTCGATCTCAGCCCACGGCCGCTGAGGCAAGATCCCCCTCTCCCATTCGAACCGCAGCACCTTCCACAGCAGCCCCTCGAACGCTCGGGCGTAGAAGGATTGATCTGTTTCCCTCGCTTTGACGAAGGGAGACTCGGCCACGAGGGTGGAGGCGTAGTTGGCATTGCTGGCATCTCCCGACACCATGTACTCCGGCATCGCCCATCGCACACCGACGATCCGCAGGAGTTGTTGGGAGACAGCCAGGAACCCGTCATTACGTTCCGCCCCCATTGGCCCCGGCTTGTAGACCAGCCCCGGCGACGGCTTGAGGATGGTTCCCGGCCTGTATTGCTGCACACGCTGCTGCTTCTGCCCGCCGCCGATCACCTGCCGACCGTACTGGGCCACCGCATCGCTCGCCCCCAGCGTCTGGATGCTGGCCTGTGATGTGCCTGGGGGAGCCTCCAGAATCCACGCGATGGCCGCTTGCAGGGCAGCACCTTCGGCCATGTTCCGCCTCAACTTGGCCTCGCGTGCAATCTCCTCCACGATCAGGAACAGATCACTCACCCCCCGCTTGGCATTGCGGGGGCTCCCTCTGGAGATGTGGAGCATCCTCCGCTCTGGCACATAGTCCCAGTCCATCCCCCCATCGTCGCGGGTGACGTGATAGCCCAGCACCATGTCCGGCCGGCGATTAGGCGTGCGAACCCCGAAACTCCACGATGTCGGGCCGTCGTAGTCGTCCAGCCACTCCTCCAATTGCCGCACGTTGCCCGGCTCGCGGATCTGATCTGGCTCCAGCACGCACAGCGTAGGGGCTCCCGTCAGCCCGGGTTCAAGGTATGCGAACGCCTCCCCGTCCTCTCGGCTGCGATGGTGGAGTTCCCGATCGAGACTGCCCATCATGTCGTGCGAGTCGCAGAACCGATCGATGATCCGCTGGCACAGATCAGCCAGTCCCGCATCCTGGGATTGGGCCGTGAACACGAACCCCGGCCCGAAGGTGTACTCCGCCAGCCTGTCGAGTGCCGCTGTGCTGACAGGCGTCAACAGCACCAGATTGCGGGCCGCTCCCCGGATGTATGCTAAGTCGATCTCGGTGTCATAGTACGGCTTGTAACGGCCGTCCGCTCGATCGGTAAGCGATGTGAACGGGTTGACCGCCGACGGGTAGCCGAAGGTGGGATCGTCGTACAGGTAGCCTCGTCGATCGATCGTCTCGGGCACAAACGCCTCAAACAGTCTCGCCAGTGCCTCGCTCATGTCGCCGCTCCTGTATCCGAAGTGTCTTGGTCTTCCGCCCGCACCGCTGGCATTCGCGGTACTCCACGCCCTGTGTGCTCGATCTTACCCGAGTCATCGCCCCGCACGAACACCGAACCATGCCGCAGGGATGCCGACGCTCTACCCGCTCCATGCCAGATCCTCCGCGTCCTCAGGCTCGCCGACCATGCCATTGAGGCAACGGACCGCCATTTCCAAAGCGTCTGGCCCGTCGTCGTGGTCACCCCGGGGGAATTCGCCCAACTGATCCAAGAGTAGCCGCGTCCCCGGGTTGTCTCTGAAGCGGAACAGATCGGCCGCCAGCAGTGGCCCGAGGCTCGACACCCGCAGGACTTTGTTGCCCGTGTTGACGATGGTCTGGAGGGGCATCACGCATCCGGCAGACATGGCCGCAGACTGGAAAGACTCGCCCAGCACCCTCTGGAAACCGTTGCCCTCCAGCACCATCAAGTTTGCCTGATGCCGCTGGTACATCGCGACGGCATCAATGGCAATCTCGGTTTCCGCTCTCCGCCTGATGTCCGCGTCGATCCACAGCCGACCGCCAGATCGCCCCACGAAGACGATCGCACTGTAGTCGCCCTTCCGGTCATCAGCACCCAATGACGGATCGACAGCCACCACACCGACATCGAACGCATCAGGCCAGCGGGCAGCCATGCACCGATCGCCGAGGTACTGGCCCCACTTCGATTCGCCCCACTTGCCGGGCCTCTGCTGGTACATTGCCCGCCACCAGTATTCCGACCGTTGGGCCTGCATCTCCCGCAGCCTGTCAGCCGGGTATCGCTCAGGCCAGAGTGCCTCCCCCGGCTGCCGACCGAGTGGATCGCCTCCCTCCGCAATCGCTGGCAACGTCAATCGCCGGATCGCCCCGCCAGCCTTCAGCAGCCGACCGAAGATGTCGTCTTCATGCCATCGGGTCATGATCCCGATCGTCTTCCCCCCGGGCTCCAATCGCGTGCTCGCCGTCGACTGCCACCAATCCCAATGGTTATTGCGGGTGGTCTGCGATAGGGCTTCCTCTGCGTTCTTGACGGGGTCATCAATGATCAGTAGGTGCGCCCCCCGCCCTGTCATCGGGCCGCCGACGCCCGCCGTCGTCATCCCCCCGCCGTCGGTCGTGCTCCAGTCGTCCGCCGCTGTGTTGTCGACCGACAGCCGGCGCGAGAACAGCGGGCCGGCCGACTCCGCGAACACCTGTCGTGCCTTGCGTCCCCACGAACGGGCAAACGTGGCCTCGTACGCCGCCAGCATTACCCGCCGCTCTGGCCACACGCCCAGATACCAAGCGGGCAGGAAACGGGAGACGAGTTCGCTCTTCCCGTGCCGTGGGGGAGCCTCGATCAGTAGGGTTGGCTCACTCCGTCCCGTGAGCGTGTCGCGGATCGCCCTGCTAATTGCTTGGATGTGGCGGGGTATCTGAAACTTGCCCTTGCTGGCCTCCTTGGCAAACAGGGCTGGGCTGCTGACGGCTTTCGAGCCAGTCGATGTAATCAGGCTCATTCAACAGTGCCTCCACAGATTGCCCCACGCTCACAGCCACACCGACATTCACGGCCGTCTGCGGTGGCCCCTGCTCCCGTCGTACGTTGATCGCATCCGCCGCGATGAGTGCCTTGCATGCCGCAATGGATGTCTTGGGGTCGGCATCCTCCACCCATTGGGCCAACTGATCGACCACACGCCGGCGCTTGTGCCGACCGATTGACCATCTCAGCCCCTTGCCCAACAGTGCGGGATGGTGTTCCGAAAACTGCCCCTCCCCGATTTGCTGGGGTACTGGCCCCTGCCCCCCTCCGGCAACTCCATCGTTTCTCGAAGGCTTCTGGGGCTCAGGGCTCGCCGGTGCAATCATGTCACGAGTCTCTCACCTGCAATGTCGCCACGAAGATTCGCGTGTTGCTCCCGCTCGTCGTCGCCGCCACCGTCAGCACGTAATCGCTGCCAGCAGTCCCCCCGCTGATCCGCACCTTCGCCCCCTCGTTCGCCGCCACCGTCGCCCCCGTGAACTCATCGACGAATGCCGATGTCTGGACGGACGGGCTGCCGATGGTCAATCCCGAAGGGCTGGCCGAGATAGTCACGCTAGACAACGTCTCACCTGTTGCCAATAGCGGACCGAAGTCCATGCCAAACAGCACAGACTCGGCTGAGTGTTTCGCCAGTACTCTTTCTGCCGCAATCATCGGGGGAGCCCTCGCATCGTGTCAGGCCGCTGGCGTGGTCGTGCCACGTCTGGCCGTGTAGACCGCATTGTCTCAGGCCGTCGCCTCGCACGCCAGACGGGGATTGGTGCCGTTTCCGCCGGCTGCGTCCCCTGGGATTGTGGGAAGTACCGTGGTGCGAAGTATCTGGCAGGGAAATAGCGTCGTGCAAACATCAGGTGGCATCCGTCGTGACGTCGGTTCGGTCGCCATCAGCCGTGACCGTGGCAGTGATCCGGTTTTTGGTGTTGGCCGCGTCCCTGATCGCAACCGTTGTGGTCGCCGCCCCAGACAACCGGCCAACCAACGCCGCACGCACCAACCGAACCGCCTGAACCAGCGTCTCGGAACCCTCGACTGTGGCCCCCAGTGTCGCCGTTGCGATCTCCGTTGCCGCACTTGCTGCAAGAGCGTTGCTGTCGATTGCCCCTGCTGCGAAATGCGTATTGGCGATCACCGCAGGCTGTAGCTCGTGGATGTCTGCCGCGACATGGTTGCTGCCTGTCACCGACACTTCCGCCTGTGCCGACCGACTCCGCAGCAGCCTTGCCCCGAAGGTGTCCGCCGTTGTGTAGCTTGCGATCAACGCATTCCAGACGCCGCCGACAATCTCGGTCACCGCATCCGTTGCCAGTGCCGATGCTGTCAGCACGTTCGCCGCCATCGCCCCGACAGACGCATCCATCCGCCCGCTGACAAGTGCGGCAGGGAGTCGGCCTTGGATGTCCACGGTGTCCGCCTCGATAGCGACTGTGTTGTCGCGGATCGTGTCCAGAATCCCCGCCGTTGGATCGGTGGGAGTCGTGCCGCTCGTGGGGATGCCGAGGATGGATCGAATCGCCGTCCGCTCGTTCGCTGTCCAGTCTGTTGTTCCACCACCACCGCCCGAGGGGGCCAATTCAAGGGCAATCGTCGTGAACTGGGAGACTCCCGCCCCGTTGTTTTGCACCAGATCATTGAACAGCGAATCCGCGACACCCGGCTTGCTCGCGGGGTCATACGTGGCCGCCAGAAGATGATCGAGATGGTTCACCTCGATCGCGTCTTGGACTTCGCTCTGCACCTCTGCATCCCACGCCGCATTCCAAGGGATGGCGGTGAACTCGGAGCCCGTGACGTTCATTGCGTTCGCGTCAATGGCACCAGTCGCAAACGATGCCGAGGTGATCCCACCCGCCCCGATGCTCCCCACGGCACCCGTTACGCTCGCGACACTGCCAACCACACTCCCGCCGACGTTGCCCGTCACACTGCCGACAGCACCGGTCACCGATCCGACAGAACCTGTCACGCTGCCCACTGCACCCGACACGCTCGCCACCTGCTGGGATGTGCTGATCGTCGTTCCGCTCAGATTCAGCGTCGTGGTGGGGCTCCCGACATTCGCCAGATCAATGCCTGCCTCTCCGCCTGCCGATACGTCGAGAGTTCGGCCCGCCACTGTCGGCTGCAACGGGGTTTGTCCGCTGGAATAACTGCCGACCACTACGCTCAAGTCGTTTCCTTTCGTAGGATACATGACAAGAACCGTCGTCTTCGCCCCGCTGCTTGTCGTCTTGACGATCACCGCGACGGTATCAGCGTTCATCTCGTTTGCGGTCAGATCGAGGTAATACAACCCGCTGGACGGGGCAATTTCGGTCGCCTCATTGGCGCAGTCAGCAAGCGTGCCGCCGTCCTTGGATACCTCTGAATCCAGCCCCGTCGCTCCGCTGACAAGATCACCGTCAGCATCGAGGATTGGAAAGGTAACTCGGTATGCCGCGTTCTTCGCGGGAAACGGTGTCGCGTCGCCTGCTGCCATTACCACATCCCCCGTCGTCTGAATCCGTTGTGCGGCACACCACCAAGCCGCTTCGCGTAGGGCTGCCCGCCCCCACCACCCTGATCATCACCGTTGAACGACGCGAAGCCGCCTTGACCGGCCGAGGTGACGCTAGCGTGGGTCACGCTAATCGAATCGCTCGACAGCCCACCGGCAGACACGATGTACAGCAACGCAATCGATGCCCCTGATACCGCAGTGACGCGAGTCCAGCCAGTGATGCCTGTGATCGTCGACGGGGTCGCAGACAGCCCCAGACCAGCCACACAGACCACATTCGCCGGTGTCGTGACTGCCGTGGAAACGCAATCTGTACTCGTCCGCGCGCTGCTCGACGTTGTCTTGTCGCCCGTCTGGTCATCCGGCGTCGTGCTGCTTATCCCCGTGACACCCAGCCAGCTCCATCGGCAGGTGGTGGTGTTCGTGAAACTGACCGTAACCGTCTGGCTCGATCCGCTCGTGATCCCGCTGCCACGCCACGCAAAGGCACGTCGCGTGCCGTCGCTGACGTTGAGGATCTCGGTCCACGTGCCCCCCGCTCCACTCACCGACAGCCCCGCCCCGCCAGAAATCGCCACGCCCCAGACAATCGCCGTCTCGCCCGCAGTCGGTACGCGCGTTTGCGTTCCACTCGTCGTGGCTGAAATCAGATTGTTGGCGGGTGTGTTTGCGACGACTGGCAGGCCCATTAACTGCCCCTCGTGCTGAGGTCGAATGGAAGTGCGGTCCCATCCTCCGCGAATGCCGCGATCACGCATCCACACCAGATTGGGCCGCCGTTGTTGCCACCCTCCGGAATCAGCGTGATCCGCGCATATTCCGCACCGGACGGCACGGTCGACCCACCGCCCGGGGACTGTCGCGGATCGAATTCGAAATTCTCGACGCCGTCGGGAATCTGGCCGATGTTCCCGCCTGCAATCCCTCCGGGGACGTGCTCAGCAGCACCCTCCACGGAATTCCCGACCGCGTTCTCGTCGCTGAAGTCGCCGCCCGGCAGCTTCCATCGGCATTCCAATCTGGCCCTGAATGCTTCTCGTACGATCATTTCTGGAGTGGTGATTATCCGCCACTGCACCTCGTATGTCCCTGCAGGAATCCGGATTGATGCTGTGACCTGCTGAGCCTTTGTGCGGACTGCCGAGGGGATGATGGACAGTGCGATCATTTGCCACCCCACGGTCCGTGCTGTGCTTTCGCGATGTCTTCGGCTGCGTCCGCTAGACGGCCCAGATTCACCTCGCGTTTTTCCAACGCCTCAACCCGCGTTGTCAACGTCGCGACCGTTCGCTGCAATCCGGCTGCCAACGCTTTGGCCGCGTCCAGTTCACGCCGTTCTTCTGGCGACAGTGGCATTTAGTCCTCCATTCTGCAGATCAGATCCTCGTTCCCGTCGTCGGTCACCAACCACAGCGCCAGCCGTCCGGCAAGGTGCCATACAATCCGCTCCAGCAGCAGCCATCCGACCGCCGCGATCATCGATCCACACCGCGCATCGTCGCGGATGTCGGCAGTGGTTCGCCGTGCTAGATGGCTCGCCAAGTCGCGTTGCTGGTATCGCTGCCCAGATCGTTTGGCCTGCTTGATCTCGCGTTGACCGATCCGCACCACGCGACGTGCCAGAGGCGTCAGGTACGCATTCACTGCCACTTGCTCGGCTGATTGGATCTCGGCACCGGAAGACACACGCTTGGCGGTGTCCTCGTGCCAAGATCGTTCGAGTTCTGCGGAAAGCTGCTCAGTCGTCATTGATCCGCACCGTGAATGTCTTCCAGT